CCTTTTCCAACACGAATGAGGGTTAGACCAAGCTTAAACCAAAATACAGGAAGTAATATGTTTCGTTTATATGAAGCTAATTCTAATGCAACTATGACAAGTCTAAATATAACAACAGAAAGCACTTATAATTTTGGTGTTGTTAATGCAGGGTCTAGTATTTCAGTTACACAAGGGTCTTGTGGAAATTTACAAACAATGGATGGCACAGCTTTTGTTGCTTTTGATGCGGAGTTATAATTATGTTTGAAGGATGCACAATAAAATACAATAAAGATACTATGACAGATAAAAATACATCTATAATGATTACTTATCCAGCAAATGAAAATGGAATTAGTCAATCAATGTCAGTACCTTTAGACGAAGCTAACACAGACTACCAAGCAATTCAAGAATGGGTAGCAGATGGTAATACAATACAGGAGGCTGATTAATGACATTAACAACAATTAACCTTGCAGCTTTAGGACAAACAGTAAACTTAGGAACCGAAGTTACTGGCACATTACCCACGGGTAATGGTGGCACTGGCTCAACGGCAACAACGTTTGTTAATGCAGCTTCTAATGTGACGGGTACTTTACCTAGTGCAAATTTACCTACAGTTCCTGTTACTAAAGGTGGCACAGGATTAACGTCTGGAACAACAGACCAATTTTTAAAGTTTACAGGCACGACAACTGTTGCTAGTGCTGTTGTAGTAGCAGATTCAGGATTAGCTTCACAACAAGTTTTTACTTCTAGCGGAACATGGACAAAACCTACTGGAATTACTAAAGTAAAAGTCACTGTAATAGGTGGCGGTGGTGGTGGTTTTAATCAAACTAATACCCGAGGCGGTGGCGGTGGTGGCGGTGGTACTGCTATAGAAATTATAGATGTATCTTCTGTTTCAAGTGTTACAGTTACTGTTGGAGCGGGTGGTGCAGCATCAAATTCAGGGGGTAAAGGTGCTACTGGTAGTACTTCATCTTTTGGATCGTATTGTACAGCTACTGGTGGCGAAGGAGGTATTCAATCAGGAACAGGAGGTTCATTTTATCCTGGTAACGGAGGAGTAGGTTCTGGAGGAGATATTAATTTAAATGGCCAAGGCGCAAACGGAGAAGAAGGTGGAACTGGGGGTAATAGTTATATGGGTGGCGGTGGTCGTCCTTCAAATGATGATGGTACTCATCACTGGGCAGGTGCAGGTTATCAAGGCGGTGGCGGTGGCGGACAGGCTTCTAACAATGGAGGCGGTGCAGCAGCTGGTGGCGCTGGTCTAGTAGTAGTTGAGGAATATAAATAATGAAAGCATTAATTTTAAATAATAAAGTTGTAGATTTAAAAGAAGTAGAATTTGAAGTTCATTCAAGTTTAACATGGGTAGATTGTGATAACACTGTAGAAATTGGATATGATTATAATGGTTCAACATTTTCAAAACCTGAAATAACTTTAAGTATGAAAATGGAAAATATTAGAAGTAATAGAAATTTTTTAATTAAAAAAACAGATTGGTGGGCATCGTCAGATATTACAATGACAGATGCCGATAAAAAATATAGACAAGATTTACGCGATATAACAAATGGCTTAGACACGCTAGATAAAGCTAACAATGTAACATGGCCAACTAATCCAAGAGAAGTTTAATGTTCTACGGCGCAGCAGCATATGCGACCGAAACATTTTCGCAAGGTCCTTCATCATTTGGTAGCATAGTTGTTGTACCTACAGGGGTACGCGCAACCTTTAACCTGGGCACAGTTACTGTTACAGGTAACAGTGTTATTGATGATTTAGTAGGTGTACGTGCTACCTTTGCGGTAGGTGCATTAACAATTACAGGTGATGCAAACATTACTTTGGATGGTCAAAGAGCAACCTTTGCTTTAGGAACTGTTGTAGTTACAGGTGATGCAAACATCACATTGACAGGAGTTCGCTCGACATTTGATGTCGGAGATGTTACAATAGAATCTAAATACGACGTAACTGGTGTCAGAGCCACGTTCGCACAAGGATCTGTTACAGTAGTAGGTTCAGCTACAGTGACTTTAGAAGGAGTGAGGGCAACCTTTGCAGTAGGGACGCCTAAATTTACAATATGGAACGGTGTGGATGATTCTAACACAGACATCTGGACAGTGGTACCAACAGGTTAAGGAGAAAAATGGCAGACTCGAATATAATTAAAATAAATCTTCAGACTACTGGGTCTAACTCTGGTACTTGGGGTACAATAACAAACGAAAACTTAGAAAAAGTAGAAGAAACATTAAAAGGATTTATTGCAGTACCTATTACAGGTGCAACGACTACCTTATCTAACCCTAGTGGTGGTAATGGTTTAGCTTCACAGACAGCAAAAATAACACTTAAACTTACAGGCACCCTTGGTGCAACAACTAGCGTTGAAACAGTTGCAAGTGTTGATAATTTTTATTTAGTAGAAGATGCAACAACAAGAGCTGGTAATACTTTATTATTTGGACCAGCTGGTGGAACAAAAGTAACACTAGTAGAAGGTGCAAAACATCTTATCTTTGTTGATGGTGGATCTAACACAGCTTTTGATGTCTTTAGCGACATGGGTAATGTTAAAGCTAACGGCACGTTAGAAGCAACAGGCAATGTTACACTTAACGGTGGTGATCTTACTTTTAACGCAGCAGGCGCTAACAAAGATGCAACTTTTTCTGGTGTAACAGAAGCTAATTTATTTAAAGTAGATGCCAGCACCGACCGTGTAGGGGTTGCAACTAACTCACCAGCAACAACTTTAGAAGTAGCGGGCACGTTTAAAGCAACAGGCGCTGTAACTTTAACTTCTACTTTAGGAGTAACAGGATTAATAACTGCTTCTACTTTAACAGCGACAGGAAATGTAAATGTAGATGGAGGTAGTTTTACTTTTAATGAAACTGGAGCAGCTGTAGATGCAAGGTTTGAAGGAGATACTGATGTATCTCTTTTATTTACAGACGGTAGTGCTGATATTGTTGGTATTGGAACAGGTACACCTTCAGGTGCTAAATTAGAAATTAATCAAAATAATGCAGCTGGTGCAATAGCTTGTTTATCCTTGGATCAAGATGATACAGATCAAGAATTTATTTATTTTGATGGAACATCTGCAGGTGATAGCACAGCTAGTTTATCTTCTTCAACAGCAACCGCAGGAACAAAGCAAGGAGCGATACGTATTAATGTAAATGGAACGGATCGTTGGATAAGATTTTACGATACAGCAGTATAGGGTTTAAATGACTCTAATAAAAGTACCTATAGCACCAGGAATAGACCAACAAGACACCGAATATGGTGCTGAAGGTAAATGGTTTTTTGGTAAGAATGTACGTTTTAGATATGGTCTTCCAGAAAAAATAGGTGGTTTTACTACTATTACAACAGAAACTTTAATTGGTGCAGCACGTGGTATCGTTGATTGGTTTGATCTTAGGGGTGAGCAATATTTATCAGCCGGAACAAATAAAAAATTATACGTATACCAGAATAATGCCTGGTATGATATTACACCAACGCGTGCAACAGCAGTAGGTAATATTACAGGGTTTACAACTGTAAATAATTCCCCTACAGTCACCATAACAGACGCGGCACATGGTGCAATAGAAGGTGACTTTGTTACAATAACAAGTGTTAGTGGTGCAGTTAATGGAATACCTGCGGCTACACTACAAAATAAACAATACGAAATAATAGAAGTTGTATCTACATCACAATATAAAATTACTGCAACAGCTGATGCAACAAGCACAGGTGCTTCTGCAGCAACAGCAACAGCATCTTATGAAATTAATACAAACCCTGCAACATCCATAGCCGGTTACGGTTGGGGTGCAGGCACATGGGGATTATCTACATGGAACACAACACGCGCTGGTCTTGCAGCTCCTAACTCAGTGCAGTTAGATTCAGGTAAATGGTCCTTGGACACTTGGGGTGAAGATTTATTAGCATGCCAGTTTAATGGCTCTCTTTATTACTGGGACACATCAAACAGTGCAGGCACACCTGTAGCAGCTGTAATTATTTCTAATGCTCCAACGCAAAATAGATTTGTTTTAGTATCTGGTACAGATAGACATGTAATATGTTTTGGAACACAGCTAATAGGAACAACGACACAAGATGATATGTTTATACGTTGGTCAGATCAGGAAAACGAAAATGATTGGACACCTACATCAACTAACACATCTGGTTCACAAAGATTAACAGATGGTAGTAAATTAATTACTGCTAAAAGATCACGTGGTGCTATACTTGTATGGACAGACACAGCTCTGTATCAAATGCAATTAATAGGTGCGCCGTTTACATTTGGTTTTTCACAACTTGGTTCTGCTTGTGGTGCTATTGGATTACACTCAGCTGTAGAATCAAATGGTAACTCATTTTGGATGGGTAAAGATTCTTTCTTCGTATTTGATGGTGCGGTTAAAAAAATACCGTGCAGTGTAGAAGATTATGTATTTACAAACATAGACCAGGCGTCACAAAAAGATACATTTGCTTGTCTTAATAGTGAGTTTAATGAAGTGACATGGTTTTATCCTTCCAATGGATCATCACAAATAGATAGATATGTAACTTACAACTATGAAGAAAAATCTTGGTCTATTGGTGATCTTGCTAGATCTTCATGGGTAGATAAAGGTGTGTATGATTTTCCTTATGCATTAGACTTTGATCCTACTAGTTCTACAACACCAGTTAAACCATTATCACCAGCTACAGAAATATCTGGTGTCACTAACGGACGTGCATTAATGTATGCACAAGAATTTGGAACAGATGCAAATGGTGTGGCGTTAGAATCAGAATTAAATTCTGGTGCTTTTGTTATTCCGCAAGCAGGAGAAAACTTAATGTCAATTAAAAGATTTATACCAGACTTTAAAAACATTGCCGGTAATATAAATGTTGATTTAATATTTAAGTTATATCCTACGTCAAGTGGTACTACAACTGTTCACACAATTACATCTACTACCAACAAAGTAGACACGCGTGCGCGTGGAAGACAAGCACAAATTAGTATAAAAACTACAGAGCTAGGAGCTAACTGGCGTTATGGAACGTACAGAGCTGACGTACAACAAGACGGGATGCGATAATGGCGCAAATAATATTACCAAGAACACCGCAAGGCACACAAGAATATGATAAAGTGCAAATAGATAAACTAGTTGCAAACCTAGAACAATTAATTTTATTGCTTAACAGCACTTACACACCGGAAACGCTGCGTAATGATGATGAAGCTTTTGCGTGGTTTAATGGGTAACATATACACAAATTATAAAGTAGATTTAGCTACAAATACAAATCCTGTCATCTTGTATACAGTGCCGGATAGAGTACAGGCTGTTATTAAATCCATAAGAGTTAG